TCTTTAAATGACTCATTAACAAGTTCTTTTTTTTCTTTTATAAAATTGTCATTTTCTTTGTTTTTATTAATCTCACGCAGTTTTTCAAAAAACGTCTTAATTTCAGGACTAGATTTCGCTGGTGGACTTGTCGCTGCTGCTGCTTTTTTCCAATTATTTATATCTGGCATTTTTAACATTTCTGTACCATGAAAATTATTACACTTGTCAACCATATTTTTTAAAAATCCTTCATCATAAAAAAAATCTAAATAACTTCTGCCAAATATATCTTTTGCTACATTGCCTTCTAAATTAAGCGCTACAAATTGCGCTAAGTCATCTACTCTAGATTTTCCAGTGGACGAAAATTTTAATTCTATTTTAACAGAATGACTTTTGTTGTCTTTGTTTGTGTCTTTTAATTCAAAATCCCATCTACTACTTCTACCTCCTTTTCGTATTAAATTGTTGAATGTATTATCATCATAATTATCTAAATATAGGTTTATATGAGGATTATCATCTGGATAGTTTTTTAATATAAATGTGTCTCTACAATCACATATTCGACCAATCCATTTATCTCTTAGTTGTTTTAAAAACTGTTTTATGGATTCGTCGATGGGAAAAGCGTCGATGGGAAAAGAGTCAATTTCTTGATTTGTTAAATTAACAATAAATAATAATGCTCTCTCTCTGATTTCATTAAGATATACATTTTGATCCTTTCTTACCCATTCACTACTATTAACAAAAATTTCTTTCGCTGCTTGCCATTGCAAAACTGAAAAAACTCTCTGGTTCTTTGGCCAGTTTTCATTAAATTCATCAGATGTAGTAGATACCAATATTTTTATTAGGTCATCATGTTTACCTAAATTTTTTAATTTGATTTTATGCTCTGCTAATGATTTATCTTCATCTTTATCTTCATCTTCATCTTCATCTTCATCTTCTGCTTTTGCTTTTTTTGGTGCTGCTGCTTTTGCTTTTTTTGGTGCTGCTGCTTTTGCTTTTTTTGGTGCTGCTGCTTTTGCTGCTTTTGGTGCTGCTGCTTGTGCTGCTTGTGCTTCTGCGGTTGCTGCTGCTGCTGCTATTAAAGGTGAATTGTTTGTTAATTCTGACATATATATATATTAGAAAATTAATAAAATATATTTTATGTAAATATTAAATTGTAATAGTCTCTAAAAATTCATCAACTAATTCTTGCGGAATATTATTGAAATCCACTATTTTTATTTAATTCATATTGCTTGTAATATTCTGGATTATTTGCCATTTTCTTTTTAAAGAATTCGGGATCTTCAATACATTTTTGTGCGGTTTTAGGTCCGCATTTTGGAAAAACCGATGGAATATTGTCGCTAATATCTCCCATTATGATTTTAATTTCGAGATCTGTCTTAGGGTCGCCTGTGGAGCTCTTATTTTCGGCAATATTCTAAAACGCTAAATTAAATAAGTGGACGTTATGACTATTCAACTGTAAATAATCTTTGTCAGAGGTAATAATGTAAATAGAGCAATCAGGATACTTTGTTGTTAAGAGTTTGACACTAATCGCAATACAATCGTCAGCTTCCAATTTACCGTGCTTTAAAATTGATTGGGCGCCGCCTTTTATAAATAATTCTTCTTCATATGCCATTTTAAAGAATGGTCCACCCATAAATCCGTCTTCTTTTCCATTGGCTCTTGTTGCTTTGTATTTTGGGAAGAATTCATTGCGCCATATATTTTCTCTCTTACAATCTTTTCCAACAATTAAAATTGGTTCTACATTTAACTTGTTTAATCCCAGTTTTTTCGATATGTTTTGTACATGTTCAATAAATGTTTTTCGGAATTTTTCGACAAATTTTTCATTTTGATATGGGTCTTCAAGATTATCAAGAAGAAAATTCATTATTATTATTATTAATATTATAGCATTAATAATAATAATTAACCTTTCATTTTTATTTTAATCAATTGTTAGATGTAAACTAATTTAATCAAGGTGTTCGATTGAATCCTTTTTATTTGAAAAAGGTCCGCTTACAAGCAGACTTTGTCCGTTGTCGCTCTTGTCAACAATAATGTTGTCACCTTCAAACAATTCCTTACATATATCAGCACTGGAAATGGTATCGTTTGACTTAAGTGTTTCTTCTTGTGTATTAACATTAAAACGTCAAGTTAATTATAATCATAAGTTAAAATATAATTCCTTTGTACTATTGTGTTTTTCCAAGGTTTCATAATTTTATAATATTCTTTTAACTCCTTATTACCATAAAGATTTTTAATATTTTTAGACAATAACATTAAGGATGGTATAAAAGAACCAACGCTAAATATAAGATTTGTAGCTCCTAATATTATTCTAATATCTTTTTCTAATGTATTTTTTTCATAAACGGCATTTTTATATAATTTCAGTAATTCATTTACAACAGGATTTATAGTGTCTTCGCATATTATATGAATTTTTTCATATTTATGCTTATCAATTTCTTTAATATAGTAGGATAAAGGTGGAGGAACATACGAAGCGTGTGGATTCGATGAAAATATATCTCCACTTCTAATATGAATCACTATATCATTTTCATTTAATTTATTATTATTTTTTATTAAAAATGCGTTTTGTAATATTTTATTTCTTTCTTTAACATTTTTTTCAAATATATCATTTGGAAATGGTAATATATTTCTATCAAAAAAATGTTTTTTATTTTCCGTGATTATTTCACTATTATTATATTTATTAAAATAATTTTCAATTACTGATAAATCAAAGAAATTAATTTTAACATTTAACTTAACATTATGTTTATATGTTATAGCTATATCTATAATATTACAAAGTTGTTTTATATTATTACCTAATCTACCATATAAATTATTTAATACTATCATATATATTTTATTTATATAATAATTTAATTATATAATAATTTAATTATCATTTCATTTTATTTTATTTTAATCAATTGTTAGATGTAAACTAATTTAATCAACGTGTTCGATTGAATCCTTTTTATTTGAGAAAGGGCCGCTTACAAGCTGACTTTGTCCGTTGTCGCTCTTACCAACAATAATGTTGTCACCTTCAAACAATTCCTTACATATATCAGCGCTGGAAATGGTATCGTTTGTCTTAAGTGTTTCTTCTTGTGTATTAACATTATTAATCCCGATTAGGTTGCCTTGTTCATCAATAGTTTGAGATAACGAGTTTCCGGATTTTTCAGCATTTTTAATGTTTTCAGCAATGGCGTTTTGTTTAGATTCTTTAACACGTTGTTCAAAAGCATTTTTTGCGTTGGTTTCATTCTTGTTCTTCTCACTCATTAATTGATTAAGTTCTTCTTCCATATACTCAACTCGTCCGGTCTTATAAGCTTCAGGGTCCCAAGGCATCCACAAACCGATAGGTCCAACAAAAACGTCGTGGTTAGGGTCAGCTTCTCTCAATAATTTGCATCTCATTTCGGCCTCTTCTTGAGTAGGATAAGAGCCGCGAATTTTTAATCCTCTAGTATTGGTTTGAAATTTATGCGCAACATCAAATTTCTTTTGTAATTCTTCTTCATTGTTGTCAATGAATGTTTTAAATTCATCTTCCATGCCTGATGTAACAAGTGTTTCTCTCTCTTCCTTTACGAATTCCTTATAATCGTTAGATACATCGTCAAAGGAAATATTGTATTTATACGAAACAAAATTAAGGAACTGAATGAATTTTTCCATTGATTTATTAAAATCCCATTTCTTTAGGAATTCTTCAAAAAAGAAAACTTGTTTCTCCTTTAGTATTTTTTCAGGAGAACAGAATGATACACACGCGAATTTTTGTCCAGATATAGGTTTATCTTCTTCAAGCAAATCCACATATTTAGGGTTAGGTTTTCCGTTTGTAAGTTTTCTCTCAAATGTGTTGTTTTCTTTAGAATGCTTCATTTTAATAGAATTGTTTATTTATTTTTAAGTTTTTTATCGCAATATATATATTTTTTTTCTTTTTATTTAATATAAATGAACGGTCTTGTAAACGTCGCCGAACTAGTTAAGAGAATCATAAAATACCTTGTTGAAGGTTTAATGGTTGCTATTGCCGCTTATGCTATTCCTAAACGTTCTTTGAATATTGAGGAAATAATCTTGATTGCTTTAACTGCTGCCGCAACCTTTAGCATTCTTGACACCTATATTCCTTCAATGGGTGCCACTGCTCGTTCTGGTGCTGGTTTTGGTATTGGTGCCAACTTGGTTAAATTTCCTGGTGGTTTTTAAATTGAAATAATAACATAATATATTGTCTTATTGTAATATATTATGGCAAAACATTCTCGTAAGAATTCAAAACGTTTTTCGTATAAAAAAAACAAAAAAAATCGTAAAAAAACAAAGAAGAATTTAGGAAGACATACGAAGTTTCGAAAACAACGCGGTGGTGTATGTTTTGGAAATGGTGTAGGAGCAAATAGTAACGATCCTAATTATTCAATATATAATACCCGCGAATTGTCTCTGTTCCCTTACAAACCTGCGAATTAGATGGTAGGTATAAATTCCCAATCAAGTTTCGCGCATATTTTTTTCCAAATTTCATCCTGTTCTATTCTTTTCTCTCTATCTTTCAATAAAGGAAACAATGGTAGATACTTTTCTTCTCCAAGAAGTTCGCAAAGTTTGTAAGCAGTATAATAATAATTCAAGAAGTTAACTCTATCATCAGGGCAATATTTAGAGTATGGTGCTTGTAGTTCAATAAATAGATTGCATAATGTTTCTTCTAATTCTTGAGACATAATAGGAGGTTTAATGCCCAGTTTATCTTTAATAAATGGTATATGTTCGTAGTATTTATTATAGCCTAATTTTTTTAGAATTTCTTTCGTTTTAAGATTTGTGATTTGTGTTAAATCAATTCTCTCTTTTTTAATTTGAAGTTTAATATTTTCAATAACCTCGGGTGGTATTTGTGTTGTTTCTTTACCTTGAAATTGTGATAATATTTCTTTAAAATGATTAATTCTTTTATAAGCGTAAAAACAAACTTCTTTAGGAGGTTCTTTATAAGACGGTTTTTCATTTTCAACTAAATATGAGATGGTTCTTGAACAACTATTACAAACCATAATGCCTTCGTCTTCAAGTGGTATTAATTCGCCTTTATGACATATTTGGCAAATATCTGTTTGGCAAACAAACGAATTTACATCAATAAATGTTTCATCTATATTGCTTAAATAATTGAGAACAATATTATTGTTATTTTTTTGTTGATTAAATTCTTCAGTGTCATCTTGTTTGATTTTAAAGAAAGAATTAACCAACTTACTTTTATTTGTTGAAGATTGAATAGAACTGCCATTAGATATGTTTTTTTTATTTTCGAAATATTCAAATATAAATTTGGAATTATCAAGAAAATATTCTTTTTTCTTAGTTTTTTTCTCTCTAATTTTTTCGGTAAGCTCATTGATTTTATCTTCAATGTCTAATTTTTGTTCGATTGTTAATTTATCTGAATGGTTATTCAATTTGTTTCTCAAATCTTCACGTTCAAATTTTAAATGAGGTATATTGTTATTTTCGTCTTTAGTAAATTCATTTAAGAACTCTTTATGCTTTGTATCAAGTGTAATATTAGTTTTTTTGTTAAACCTAATTTTTTTATTTGATTTTGGTTTGAAACTAGGCATTCTCTTTATTAAATAAAATGTAATTTATTTAATTACTAATAATAAAAATATATTTATTTAGATAAAAAAAAATGA